TTTGCAATTTGGCATATTGCTCTTGAGTCATGTTAGCAATGCCCAGCTCTTGCCCAGCAACTTCTTTCAACTGATTCTTCATTTCTGGAAAGACGTTGATGATTGACATCATATCTTGTCCTTGAACCTTACCATTGGCGATCATTTGAGCCCACTGAGTAGCGAAATTCTCAACGGCTGCATCGGTCTGACCAAACGCATCTTGCAATGTCAAGATGGCTTGTGTTTGTTGCTTGGTCAACTCGGTGTTGTGGGTAACGGCATAGAATTTTTGGTTCATACCGTCAACCATTTCTGTTGAGTTAGCTGCTGCTTGTGCCATTTGGTTGGTCATATCGACCATTTTTTTACCTTCTTCAGCATTACCTGTGAGGGTTAACCAAGTGGCATTCATGGTTTGTTGGTATTTAACGTATTCGGCACTAGACTGTGCGATTTCGTCAAATTTACCCTTGATAGCTCCCAATGCGTTTTGGAAACCGTTGCTGATCAAGTTAGCTGCAAACGTAGCCCCAAAGATACCTTTTAAGCGCGAGGTTTTCGTTTCAGTCTCACTAACTTCACTACCTAAACGCTTAAAACTATCTTTCAAGCGTCCAATGAGCGAACTAGACCGTTGACTTTGCTCAATCTCATCATTCAGCTTATCGGCAGCATTGCGAGTATGAGCAAGGCTTGTGGCGGTTTCATCCAAACGTTGCTTTTGCTTGCGATATTCATCGCTCGTTCTTCCGGATTGTTTTGCCACACGCTCAAGCATTTCTTTTTGAGTCTCGTACTGCTTGTTTAAGTTAGTAATCGAACCCTTGTATTGCTTGAGCTGTTCTTGTCTAGCTTCATCTTCCTTACCTTCAGCTTTCAAGCGCTTGATGTAAGTATCAGAAGTTTCGTTTTGAAGTTTGTACTCTCTTTGCAATTCGGCAAGCCCAGACCTGTGATAGTCCAGACTGTTTTTAGCTTGCCTTTGCTGACTTTCCAACGACGCCAAACGTGTAGTCGCTTGGTCGATTTGTTGTTGGTACTTAAGGTACTGTTCGGCAGTTTCGGCGGTACTTCCCTTAAGTTGAGACTGTTCTTGTTTCAGTTTCTCAATCTTATGTTGTTGGTTTTGGATAGCATTACCCAAACCATCGTACTTAGCTTGTGCTGCTCCCAAGTAATCACCAGCACTACGCATTTGGCTTTCTTGTGCCTTCCATGCGTTTGTAGAGCTATTGACTAACTGAGTTAACCGCTTAATCGAGTTAGCCGCTTGTAGCGTATCTAAGGCAATTTCCGTGGACATGGTAGCTTGTACTTTTGCCATGTATTATTTTTCCTCCTTTCCTTAAATATTTAGAGCAAAGATGTTGGGTCAACCATTCTATCTTCTTCCTCTTTGGCATTTAAGATTTTCATTAGCTCGTAATAATCAGTGTCGTAATACTGATCCAATGTCCACCCAAAACCTTGGATTGATTTCTTAGCAATGATTTTCAAATCTTCAATGCGATTCTCTAAATCAAAAATCTGTTCGCCTTTAGACTTTAGTCTTTTGGGTCAACTTCACCAGCGGCATTTTCGAGTTGCTCATCCGTCAATCCGTACATGTAACCTACCAATTTTTCAGAAATTTCTTGTGTGCGAACATTATCCAAATCAAGCAATTTGTCATAGGCTTCATCATCCAAGTTGAGAATAGCACGAATAAAGCTGAGCATTTCCTTGAGCACAGTGTAACTTGCTTGTGCTTGCTCTTGTGTGTCGCTATCTTCCATAGTGTCACTGAGCTTAAGCACGGCAAGTTGGTATTCGTGCATACGCAAAACGTTACGGTTGCTTGTAGTGACTTTGAAGGCTTTCTTACTGATTTCTGGGATTTGAATAGTTTTGATTTCCATTTCTCTTTACTCCTTTAACAAAAATAGAGGTCAGGCCATGAGCCCGACCTCTTGCGAATTATTTAGATTAACCACCGACTACTGGTGTACCAGTGAGAACATATCCACCAAACACTTCCTTGTACATATTAGCTTTATCAAAAGTAGATGACCCAGAATAATATTTCTTGTAAGGCTCACCGCCGAACGCTTCCGCTGACAAAGCGTTAAATGTCATGTTATCGTCTTGACGAGTTTGAGCAGTATCAGTATCAGTTGCAACGTTTTGAGTTGATTCTTGCATAATACCGTTAGCAAAACCAAAGAATACTGAGTGTTTACGGTCGAGCGTTTCAGATTCAATCAATACCGCTGTGTGTGGTTTTTCACCGTCCATCACGTAACCACCCTTGCCGTCTGGTTTAAAACCAAGCATTTTTTGTTTGATTTCGAAGTCAAGGTTATTGAAGTCAAACGCTACTGTTGGTGAACCGGGTGCGATCATAACGTCTTGCACTGAGTTGTTCCCGGGAATTTTAGTCGCTTGACCTTCCAAGTTTGAGATGTTAGCGGTACGAGTACCAAGCATAGTTGAATCAACTTCAATTACACCGTCTGTTGAAAGGCCGTCAGCACCTTTAAGTAGTTTTTGGGTTTTAGGGTCAACCAAAGCAAGGCGAACCATTTTCAAACCTACAATTGCCATATAGTTATTTCTCCTTTGTTAAATTAATTTATCGAGAGCAACAAAAAAGACCGCCGTAATCTGCAAAGTATCGGGGTCTATACTATGTTCTCTCATATCTGTAATTGAGTAGTGTTCAGATTTTAGGAATTTCAGCAATTCCATCTCAAAGGCTTCGATATCGAAATCAATATCAGCTTTGTAAAAAATCTGTACCTCTACCCTATCTGTTTTACTGAAAAAGGTATTATTCCCACTCAAATCAAGGGATGGATTGCTTTCAGTGAGCAAAACGATTGTCTTATCGGTATTTTCTTCGAGCTCTTTAGGCAAGTTGTTTGCATAGACTTCGCTTATTTCACCAAATTCTTTGCCGTCAATTAGCTCTTTTAGTTTTACGGTTGCTAACACTTAATCACTTCCCTCCCTTTCTTCGAATCAATTTTTCATATTCCTCTTTTTCTGCCAATAGCACTTTCTTTTGAACACTGCTATCGTTTTGGACATTGGTGACGAAATGATCAGCACGGTATTTCTTGGTGCCGTCATTCAATCGTCTGGCATTTTGTGCGTGGTAATTATTCTTCCACCCTACTGTTGCCACACCGTTTTTTCTGCCGTCCGCATTCGTGGATTGGACAGATAAACCGTCAGCCATGTGTCCATACTTCAAATCTTTTTTATTTGAGTAGTGTTTCTCACGAGTCACTTCTTCCAACTCTTTTTGAAACACTTTCGCACCAGCGGTAGTAATTTTAGCTTGTTCCGCTGGTGTTAAATCGCCAATGCTAGCGACTGTTTCAAGCCAACCCTCTAGTGCTTTATCAAGCCCTACCATAGCCATCACCCAACTTTCTTATGCTTTCTCAACGTCAGAAAGTCATAGCGATTAAGCCCAAAGTTTTCGTTCGGACTGACACGCACAATATCATACTGAGTGCCGTTTAAAACAGCGACTTGACCTTCTACCACTTTGGCATTGTGGCGAATAACGATAACTCTTGTATCACTTTCGCCATTTTGTTGGGCCAGATACTCTTGATTGAGTGTGCGAGTGTGGGGCTTATAGTGCAACGTAAACTGTTTCACGAATTTCGGCACGCTCACGCCCGTAAATTTATTGGGTGTGCTTTGGTATGTCCCAAAATCAGCTTTGAAACGAAAGCCTGAGGGTAAATATCTAACTTTAGGCATTAGTCACCTCTTTCTTCACTATACGTTGCGTATAAGCCCCTTAATTGCCCGATTATGCTATTTAAAGTGAGATTGACAGGATAAGTCACCGTGTCCGTCAAAGCCACTCTATAGGTGAAATATGAGCTTGTGAGGGCTATTACAGCCGTGTCGTATAGAGATTCTACGCTATCAAGGTCGTAGAATTTCTTATCACTACCAACGGCATTGATAATGTACTGTTGAGCCGATTCAATGTAAGCTGGAATGAGTGCAGTGTCGTCTGTCTCATCCAGATTGAGGGTCTGCATGATAGTTTCCTTAGATACACTCATTACTTACCTCCTAATTAAGCTCCAGCAGTAAGATTAGCTTTTTGGTCAGCAATCGCTTTAAACGATGCTGGCACAAATGCTTCTTCATCAGTTTTAACAACATCAAAGCGGTCAATAACACGTACTTTAGTCGTGTCAGTTTCAAACGCTCCACCACCGATGTTAGTAGAGAGCAATGACAAGTGTTGACGGTCAAACAATGTTACCGCTTGTTTCAAGTCGCCGAAGTACAATGGCATAGCTCCAGCTGCACCATTAGCAAGCCAGCGGTCAGATACTTCTTTAACTGTGAAACCATCGATTGAGTAGCCAGTAGGTGATTTAACATCACGTTCCATGAGGTAGTCACCCATAGCATTCTTAACTTTCTTAAGCGCAGTAAAGCCTGAAGTGTTAGTTAAGAAGAATGAAGTTTGTTTGATTGCTGGGTCAACTTTAGCTTCGAGGTCGATGATATCGTCCCATTTAGCCAATGTTGGTTTGGTTGGGAGTGTAGCGATAACTTCCAAAATCGCTTTGTTACGAGTAACAACGACTTTTTTCGCAATCCAACCAGACAGCCAAGCAAGGATGTTTTCGGCAGAATCAGCAAGCAAGCTGTTAGTTACTGTTGAGATACCAGCATAGCGTTTGATAGCGTAGCGGATAAGAGAAAGTTTAGGATCATCATTGGCACCGATTTGACCAGCTTCATCATCGAGTTTAGAAAGACCAGTAATTTCAGCCCATTTCTCATAAACACGAGAACCAGTAAGAGTAGTTACGTTTTCAACGTTTACATATTCTTGCAATGAGTCATATTGACGGACCAAAGTATTGATAGCTGTACGGATATCTTGAGGGATAGTCAAGCCAGCGTCAGAACCAGATGCGTCTGTTTTAGAATCAAGCAAGTTTTGGTAGCGACCACGGACAAGGTTTTTGAAGTCTTTAACAAAGTTAGCTTTAACTTCTTCTTCGTTTTCAGTCAAAGGTTTCTTGTCTTCTTCAGTCATGTTAGCTACTTCACTGGCACGAGCTTCAGTATACTGCTCTTTGAACATATCACGTTTCATTTTTGCAGTGTCACGTTCGTTTTTGATTGCTTGCAATTCTTCAGCGGTAACTGAATCATCAAGCATAGCTACGTTAAGTTTTTCATTAAGATTTTCGACCTTGTCGCCTTGTGCAACCCAAAGGTCATGCAATTCGTTTGATGTTTTCATCAATCATCTTCCTTTCATTTTTCAAGTAAAATAGCCAATTTCTGCTCACGCAATGAATTGGTCTTTGGTGTAGCAATCATATTCTTAAATTTAGTGATTGCTGATTTGCTTGGTAGTTGATGTACGGCATTAGTAACCATGATTTCTTCTTCATCGTTATCGAAGAACATGATTTCATCCGCAAAGCCTTTATCAACGGCAGTTTTCGCATTAAGCCATGTTTCTTTTGCCATGAGATCAAGTAATTCCGGTTGTTTAAGACCAGTCTTCATTTCGTAAGCTAATGCAATAGATTCGTCAATGCTATTTAAGACCGCTGATTGATGCTCTAGGTCATCACTGTTTCCAATTATGCCAGTGGATGCCTTATGTATCATAATATGTGCCGTTGGACTGATACGCACGGTATCACCAGCCATAGAAATGACACTCGCAGCACTAGCCGCAAGCCCTTGTACGTTGACCACAATACGCTTGCCACTTGCTTTAAGCATTGTATAGATTTCGCTAGCTGCAAACACATCACCACCATTAGACGCAATGTTAAGCGTGATTTCTTCGTCTTCATCGTTAGCAATAGCATCTTGTACCAGTTTTGGATAAGTACTAGACATGCCAAAGTATTCGTAAAAAGCACCGGCATCATCGCTTACAATATCGCCTTTAATGTCAATCTTGCCCATTTGTCTCACCTCCTTTCAATGTGGTACGGTTAGGGTTCTTACCCTCTGGCAACTCTTTGGGTAGAATTTCAGCTTGCTGCAAAATATACAAACCTTGATTCTGTGCGAGTGTGCCACTTTTAACCATGCTATTAATACGACTGATATAGTTAGCACCAGTCGGATCAACCGCTGGGAAAATATCTGCGTCCACATCGCATGAAAGTTTCTGAGATAACTCACTAAGGAATGGTCTTAAATATCGTGCTACTGCTTTAGAATAGACGTTTGAGCTCATTTCTAGTGAAGACTGTTGGTCGCCTTGCCCACCGACAACGTTCTCTGGGATACCGTAGACCTTTGCAAATTGTCCGGTCGTCCAGTCCGCTTGCTTAAGTAGTTGGGCCACGTTGGATTTGATTTCAAGAGGCGTGAAGTCCTCTAAATCATCCAGTACCAACGGACCGCCTTGCATTTGCTTCATTGCTTGTCGAGAACGTGAGACCTTGGTTTTGAAATCGAGCAAACCCCCGCCCTTGATTTTTAAAATACCATTAGCGTTGAGGGCGTTCTTAAGGGAATTAAGCGTTAGCTTATCACTAGCCTTTTGAATGTCCAATTCTCTACCAAGAGCCATCAACGGACTTACGCTTGTCAAACCACCGTCCACTGATAGCAATCTAAAGTGTAAGATGTCGCTTTGTGGGACGTGTTGTTTAGGCGGAATGCGTGGGTCATCAAACGTGATGTTGTAATAAAGCCCATTCTGATTGTCCAATCGGTTAAAAGAGACTTGAGACGGTCTTAAATACTCCCACTTCATATCACGGCCATTGTCGTTACGCCACCGATACGCAAAGGCTTCACCACCCAATAGCATTTGAGCAAAGATAGACTGGTAAAAGTTAAAGCGGTTAGCATTGTTTGATGGGTTATCCACGATACCTTGCATTTGTTTTCGGCTAGTTGTTAGCTTAGCGGTCGCAAGGTCATTAGATAGCTGACTGATAATAGAGAATAGGTCCGAGTTTTTAAGAGCAGTTTCGGCTGATACCCACTCGCTACCATTCAAGGTAGCCAAAAACTCTGGATCAGTGATATCAAAAAAGCCCCCTTGATTACTTGGTGGGCTTTCGGTTGCTAAGTTAAATATCGGCAATTATTATCACCTCCTTTCTAGCCTTTTTTAGTGGCTAGCTCACTAATTAAACCTGCTAATACAAATGTAATGGTCATGCTGATACCAAACCACACAAATCCAAGGTTATAAGTGGTTAAATTAAGCGAAATTGCAGCTAAAATGAACATCAAAATGTCAAAAATAGCCCAAATCGCTTTAAAAAACTTCAAAATCATGTATTAATACTCCTCTAAAAGCCCACTATCTGGGTTTTTCAACCAGTTTAGAACGGCCTCTTGACTCATGTGTTCTACCTTCCACGTTGGATTATTAGTGATAGCGTAGTCTTCAAAAGCATACATGCCGTCATAAAACGCATCTATAAGGGCATCTACCACGTCGATTTTATAGGTCGATTTCATTTTATCCACTTGGATACCGATGTTATCCTCTTTAATTACCGCATTTATTAAGGCTTTTCGCATGATTTCATCATCAAGGCGAGTAATATTACCCTCAATAAAGAGCGTTTGAAGGAATTTTGTCGGGTCTTTTAGCTCGCTTGTACGCTGTCTGATTGGCATCATAGGGAAGCTAGTGTTAGATTCCAAAGCCTTGATAAGCTTTGAAACCCCCATAGCGTCATAGCCGAAAAAGACCACATCAAGCTGGTTATCTTCCACATACTCACAAAACCAACGGTACACTTCCTCTGGATTGATTAGTCCTTGTGGATGGCTTGTAATTGTACAAAAACCCTTGGTTTCCAAATCCCGATAGTTAACACCGTCCTGCTCCATTTTGGCTTCTAGTGAGCCGGCTTGTTGCCAAGGAATGAAACTGTGTTGTTCGACATGCCATTTCTGATTACCATCTTCAGCAACGTATGGATAGACGAAACCAATAGCCGTGTTATCGCTAAACATTGAAGCGTCAAGCCCGACATAAACACGTTTCCCCTTGATATCAAATTCATCAACGACTGCATTTTCAATATCAGTCAAATCAAGAAAACTATTGCTATCAGCAAGTAACCAACAATTCATGTTCTTAACTTGGAAATCAGCAAGTTTTCCCATGAGTAGCTTCTTATCTCGTTCGGAAAGTAGCCCCTTCATCAAGCCATCCTTTAGTTTAGGGTGGTTAAGTAGTGGGTTGCTCTTTGACCATGTTTCTGGTTTGAAGACTTCTTCCAAATTATCTTGCGACCAGATTAGACATAGCTGATCATCACCAGACCTGTCGAAATCACGTTCCATGATTTCAATCAGTTTCTTTTGCTCTTGATGAAACGGCACATCGGGCGTTTGGTAAGAAGTTGAAATTTCAATAAAACGTGAACCCTCGGTGTTAACTTGTCCGGATGTGATTTTAGAAATCCCTTCATCCGTTCTAAGTTCACCGACCTCATCAGAAATGGCGGTCTTAAAGTGCTTACCGTCAAATTTACCAGATTCAAAAGAAATGGTATGAATAGTGTTAGCGTCCACAAGCGACTTAATTTCTCGTGAATATAACTGAAGCTGTGTTTCCTCTGCTAATGACTTAAAGGGCTCGTTCTCAATGATTCTAGCCATCATTGATTTGACATAAGTAAACAGCTTCATTGTTTGGTCAAAGTTTAGTGAGCTAACAAGAAAATCTTGGTTACTTTGCCCGATAATTTCAATCAGATAAGAGAAATTGAGACAGATACCAGCTATCATCGTTTTACCTTGTGAACGGGCAATAGAAATGATGATATTTGAAAACCTTGGCACATCATCCAAATCAAACCATGCAAAGAGCTGGGCAAAAATAAAATACTGCCAATCCATCGGCTCTAGCTTTTGGCTAAGATCATCAACGTTTGGCACTAAAGACAAGAATTTCAAGAAACGGTTAAATGCTTCAATCGAGTAGACATAAGGAAAATCGCTATCCCCTTGTCGTTGCAAATCTCGGAGGTGTCTAAAACATGCTAATTGGATATTGTAACCAGCAACAATCTTGCCATCTAGCACATTGAAACAGTATTGTGTGCCATAGTCGGTATAGGTTTTTCGCTCATAAGAAAAATCGATGCTGTTATAAGCACCGATTACATCTTTCGACTTGGTTAAATCAATCTCTTGCATGTTTCACCTCCTTTATTTGAAGAATGCTGCCATTTTATCTTTCATAGATGTATTATCAGCTTGACTTCCGGCTATTTCAGCCAATTCTGCCCTTCCTTTAGGCGTTAGACCTAGCTGGATGCCTATTTTATTAAGGGTTTCGGCAGCGTCTTTCATCGTCGCAACGGCTGGGTTTTTCTTAAATCCCATCGATTGCTCGCCTAAAATTTCACCACTGCCAGGCGACTGGATGAGCTTAATAATCTCAGTTTGGATACCGTTTTCTTTCACGTCCTCATAGGCTTTTTTATAAATCTCATAGGTCGTGCAGTAAGTTTCCACTAGGAAAGTGTCAATACGCTCGACCTTTTCTGTTGCTTTTAAAAACGGAATGATTTTAGTCCAAACTGACCTCGCCACCGTTCCTAAATAGTTCGGGGGGTCAATGGGTAGAAAGCGGTCATTTTGCTCGTAAAACGGTTTCCGTTTGGCTGGTGACTTATTCGCCATCTTCTCACCTCCTAAATTAAAAATAGACCCTTGTTAAAACCCTCAAAATTGGCGTGCGGTGTAAGAAAACACCTTGTCGTGGCTCTCCTTGGCACGAGAAAGGGGCGGGGGTCAATTTTAAATTGCCTCTAGGGTATTTATACCACCCTTATTATAAAATCGTGCTATGGGCTTATTAGAGGGGTTTAACGACGTCTTCTTTTTTGCGGGCTATTAAATCTGCCCATGTAGCCACGGAAAGTCGTAGCTCGGTGTTCTGTTTCGTTCTATTTTGACCAGTACCATAGATTTCTTGTTCTAAAGTCCTCTTGGTGTTATCACAGCTTCTACACGTTGCTACCACGTTTGAAATTTCAGTCCTAAGTTCTGGAGCTATTTCAACGGGTGTTACGTGGTCGCCTATGCGTGCGTCTGGTGTGGTCACACCCAACGCTAGACAGTACTGACACAGATAGTTGTCACGTTCTAAAGCTATCTTACGAATAGAAGACCAAGTCTTTGAACGATAGAACGCATACCGTTCCTTGCTCTCATCGTCTCTGTTCCTTACTCGTGTGTTGTATCTAGTCCGTGAGTATCTCTGTCTCTCTTCTGTGTATGCTGCTTCCATACTGCTATGTGTACTACAGTAATGTAATGGTCTCTCTGTTAGAGCATGGCATCCCTCTGCCCTGCATCGTCTGACCATCGGCATGGGTATACCTCCTCTCAGATAAAGTAAAAGAAGAACACTACTGTGTCCTCTTGATTCGATAATACTATATTACCACGTTGATAGTATGGTGCACTATAGATTGGTATAGACCAATGTAGATTAGTCCAAATATTTCTCAGCTTGTCTTAGCTTCACATAGTATGTAGCCTTACTAAAGCCCATGCGGTCACATATCTGCCAGATATCTAGCTGGTCTATATATACCATCTGGAGTAGGGATCTAGCGTCTATATCCCCCACCTCTGCTATTTGACGGCGGAAGTCTAGCTTTTGCTTAATAGCCTCGGCAGTGAATCGTTCTACTTCTTCACGAGCTGTCATAAGCTCCACATAGATATCATCCTTGCCCTTACGTTTGCCACCTTGGACCATGTCTGTTTGCATTGCCCCAGCGGTAACTTTGAGGGCTTGCGATTCCAGTCGTTTGATCTGTTCTATCTGACTGTCAATGTATCTATCAAGTGCCTTGATTTGTTGCAGCCGTTCAACTGTTCTCATAAATACGTTTTCCTTTATGGTATAATAATATTATTAGCGTTTGAACAGTCCTGGGCATTAGTCTGGGTCTTTTTTTGTTAATTTGGCTCAGTATTAAGAGATATGAAAAGATTGAATTTGTGAGCCTTGGTGCTACCTCCTTTCTAGCCTATCGACACCAGCAAGGTCTTTGGCTATTTCGTAATGCAAGATATCAATAAGAAAGAGGGTTTTTCACATCCTTTTTTCTTAAAATTTACTGGATTTTGGTAGCATCCACGACCAGTCACGCTTCTGCTGATTTGAATGAAAAGAAATCAAAAGGCTCCTCTTTTCTAATGTGTATTGACTGGTAACAGCCAGTGACGGAATCGAACCGTCTATACCATTCTGGCTACACGCCTAACGCATAGGCTTTATATAAGGCTTTTCTTACAGTTATTTTATTACGTCCAACTTTGCCCCTGGTCCGATATTTGAGAATGATGCGATTAATCTCGCCATCTAGCCTTTCGGGCCATTCATAGTTATTGGAAACAAAATCAACAATCTCACTGAATAGCTCTCTTGACAGCACGCCTTCCATTTGAATAGCCTTCAAAGGCGTTAGTGCAGCTTTTTCCGCATAGCACAGATTGAGGGCGTTTTGGGTTTTGTTAGCACTTTTTTGGTTGCACCCTTTAACCTCTCTGATATAGTTGTTTAGATTGTTAGGGTGTTCTTTGCGTAGTTCTTCCACTTCTTCTTGGAATCGTTTAAACAGCCCCTCTGGCAGTCCTGCGTTGGTTTTCTCCAAAACCGGTTTAGTGGTTTTTCCTCTTGTGTAATTAG